ATTTGCGAGGTCGGTGGCGCACTTTTGGTCGAGTGTGGTCTGGACGCTGATGCTCGAGTATTGCTTCAGCTGTTCGACGTAGCCGAATTCGGCGATTGCGTCGGCGTCGCTGGCTTCGGCCGAGATGACGGTATTTTTGAGCGGGTCGGCGCTAGTTTCGCCGGCGCCCAGCGTGATGATATGGCTCGCGAAGCCTTGAACCTCGTCGGCGTTGATGCTGGTGGCGCTCTGGCCATTTAGTTGGCTTGGGTACTCGATGCTCCATGCGGTGATGTCGCGGCCGAGTTGGTTCGTGATGTAGTAGCTTCGGTCTGGGTTGAAGATGACGTCGAATGGCCCCGCGCCCTCGATGTTGTCGCAGAGGTCCACGATGGCCTCTTTGACGGTCTTGTAGTTGTCGAACGTGCGCTCGATCGTGGCGAGTGCCTGAACGCTCCCCTGCGTGATGCCGAAGCCCTTGCCTGCCGTTTCTGCGCGCGTTTCAGCGTCTGCGATCCAGCCGGCCACCATGTCGCCTGCTGGCGCCGTCTGTCTGGCTGTTGGGCGGATGTACACGCCGGCGAGTAGGTTGAGATAGCCGTCGAAGCGCATCGCGAGGTTCGCGCTGTCGTAGTTCGGCGAGTAGCCAGGCATCGTGGCGAGGTAGCCACCGGCCACGGCCTCGCCGTTGCGGATGATGCGCGCGTCGAGCGCGTAAGGTTTGAGCATTTCGTTGATGGTCGTGTTGCGTGCTTCGCACCATTCTGCGAAGAGGCGGTCGTTGAGCGTGAAGTTGATACTGTCGACGCCTGTGGCGGTTCGGCATCGTTTCCAGTTGAGATTTTGCGCGAGGTTGCGGATGTCGCCGATGAGGGTGCCGTTGAGCCTCAGCTCGATCGCGTAGTCTGCGGTGTCCATATTAGCCCACTACTCCGTTCCAGCTTAGCGTTGACGGTTCTGTTGCGCCTGTGGCCGTGTAGCTCATGCGGTTGTTGCCCGGTTCGAGCCGTAGCCAGTCGCCCGTGATGTATTGGAACACGTTCGCGCCGGCCATTGTGGCCGTGCGTGCGTCCATGTCGACCGTGAGCGTCTGGCTGGCTGGCACGGTGCCTGTGAAGGTGATTGTTTCGCCGGTCGTGACGTTGGTCAGCGTCGGGTCCGTGGCTGGGCCGACGACTTCCCAGACTGGACGGACGGCTTCGACCGCGTCGAGGGTGATGGTCGTTTCGCCGCCACCTCCGGCTTCCCATTCGTAGCCTGCGCCATCAGAAACGGCGCCGATTGCATCCCAGACGAGGCCTCCGGAGCGGGCTGATGATAGCGCGATTGCGAGGATGTTGGCGAAGATTTCGTCGCCCTGCGCGTCCTCGGCGTATTCGTAGTAGTTCGGGTCCTCGTAGTTGAGCGCGACGTGGTATTCCGGGAAGAATTGGTAGAGTTCCGGCACGCTCGGAGCGTCGACGAGGTAGCCCCTCTTGCGCTGGATGGCGGTGCCGTTCGGGTAGATATAGACGGTCTTGTAGAAGAAATTCTTGCGGAAGAACATCAGAAAGTCGCGACGGAGTTCCTCGATGCGCTCGCGGTTCTGCGTGCTGTCGCCGACGTAGCCGTCGAAGCTCTGCGTGGTGCTCCGGCGCACTTGTCCGGCGAGTAGCTGGCCGTCCGTGCCTTGGAGTTCGACGATGTCGTTGGCCATGGCGTTCGGCTGGAAGTGCTGGAGGTCGCTCTTGAAATCGTAGGCGCCCGTGCCGAGTAGGAAGCGCTCGCCGTCGCTTCGGATGAAGTACGCCATGATCCATCCCTGCGCGGTGATGTCTGCTAGTTTGTCCATTATACTGCCCTCCTGATGCTCTGCATCATTTCGCGCCCGACTTCGTTGATGTCGAGCTTGCTGTTGATCGTGTTCTGCATGTAGACCGTTATGCCTCCACCGGGTGCGTAGTCTTGGCGCTCGAATTCGTCAGCCAGCGTGCTGGCGAGTAGTCCGGCCCAGTTTCCGGTGTTCTGCTCGAGTGGAATGACGGCCTCTTTGCCGGCTTCGCCGATGATTGCCGTCGTGGCTGATACTGCGAGGCCACCTTGCGCTAGGCGGGGGAGTTTGATGCGGTTGATGTGGCCGAGATTGACGCCGATGGCTCCGAATGCGTCGTTAATGGTCTTGATAAAGCCGTTGAGGATGTCGATAGGCGTGTTCACGAAGTTCTCGATGAAACCGAGGACGCCGTTGATCGCGCCTTTGAAGATGCCGGTGATGAATTCGCCGAATTTGCCGACGAATTCGCCGAAGTGTTTCTTCACGGCTTCCCAGAGATTGCCGAAGAGCCTGCCGAACGCTTGGATGAGTGCGCCGAGGATGCGCGGGATGGCTTGGACGATGCCCATGAAGAGCTGGACGGCGGCCGTGATCATCATCATGATCGTTTGTGGGCTTGTGAGGAAGTCGATGATGTTCGCGATGATGTCCGGCAGGGCTTCCGATAATGCCACGACGATTTCCGGGATAGCTTGGACGATTGCCATGAGTAGCTGGATGCCGACTTGGAGCATCATGCGCAGGTTTTCCGGGTTCGTGAGCGTCTTAATCGTGCCGAGGATGCCGTTGATGAGGCCTTGGAGCAGTGTCGGGATTTGTGCGATGAGTTGCGTGGCCACGGTGGCGATTAGCGTCTGGAGGCTTTGGACGATTTCTGGCAAGTATTTCATGACGTCGGTGAATAGGCTTACGGCGCTGTCGAGTAGCGTCGGGATGGTGTTCGCTAAGATTTGCGGGATGCGCTGGAGAACTATCGGGAGGGCTTTGCCGAGGAATTTGCCGACTCCGTTGAGTGTCTTTTCGAATGCCGGGATGAGGTTGTTGATCATCGCTTCGGCCGATTTGCCCACGTTGCCGATTAGTAGGTCGAGGTCGGCGTTCTCGTCGCCGAGGCCCGTGATGAGGTTCTGGAGCGCGGCCTTGGTGGCGTTGATTGAACCGGTGATAGTCTTTTCGGTTTCGGCGGCTGTATTGCCTGCGAGGCCCATCTCTTTGACGCCGTCTTGGAGCATCTGCGTTAGCGCTTGCTGGTATTGGTCTACCGGCACTTGGCTGAGTTTCGTGTATTCGTCGCTCAGATAGCCAGAGGCCTGTGCCTGTTTGAGGAAGCCGTCGGTGGTCTGCGGTAGCAGGCCGGCGAATTGGTCAGCGATGCTGAGATAGCTCGAGGTCGAGCGTGTGATTGCCTGATACTTCTCCATCAGCGTGTCGACGCTCTTGCCGGTTCCGCTGGCGTAGTCTGCGAGCGCCTGCATGCCTGCTTTCGCGGTGTCGTAGCCCTTTTGGTCGCCCATGGTCTGCGCGAACGTGGCGCCGACTCCTGCGAGGTTGGTCATGTATTCGCTGGCGCTGATGTTCATCGTGCGGTAGGCGTCTTGCGCGTCGGCCGCGATTTGGCTGTAATCGACGCCGTCAAATATCTTCTGCATGCCTCCTGCGAGCTGTTCGAACTCGCCGTAGGCTTTGACGCTGGCGGCGCCGAGTGCGCCAACGGCGGTCACGCCTGCGATTAGTCCGCCGGCGATGAGCTTCCCGCCGAGTTTGGCGGTCGAGCCGAGCCTGCTGGCCCACGCTTTGGTCTTGGTTTCGACGTCTTTCTGGCTTTTGTCTAGGCTTTTGCCGTCAAATGTGAGGCCAATGGTCACTTGTCCGACGTCTTTGTTCATATCTGGTCACCTCCTGCTCTGCGAGCTTCTTCTTTTACGAGTTTGAATGCCTGCTTGAGGCTCTTGGGCGCTTTGCCCTTGTGGCCGTGGTTTGCGCCTGCCACGCTGGCTGTGATGATGATTTCGAGCGGTAGCAGGTGTCCGCGTTCGCGTGCCCGTTCGGCGGCGAGCCATTTGAGCATTTGTGTGTTTGAGATTTCCATATTTTGCCACGCCTTGTATGCTGTCCAGCCGAAGCGTGCGAGTATTTCGGCCTCGAGCGCGTCGATGTTGCTGTATGGCTTGCGGATCTTCTTCCCTCGTGCGTTGCTGGCGCGCAGTTCTTGCTGTTCTTGTTTAGTTAGGAAGTCCGAAGCGCGAAACACCCGGCCCTCGGCCATTTTTGGCGAGGCCTTGATAGCGTCGAGGGTGAGGGGTTCGTGCTTCGTCATCCGAACTACTTCCTATTGCACTTCGGCATATTCGCCGGTGAGGGCGCTGAAGTGCATCTTCTTGGCCGTGTCGTATTCGCCGAAGTTGTAGGACTTCTGCGTGTAGCCATCGGCGCTGTGTAGTGATGGGTTGTAGATGATCGGGTTGAGGTTGAGCGTGGTGCTCATTGTTTCGCTCGATCCGAACTCTAGGTCGTCATCGACGGATGGCTGGCATCGGCAGATTTCGATGTCTGTCGCGGATCCGTCCTCGCAGACGCCTTGGATGATTACGCTCCAGTATTCGTCGCCGGAGCAGAAGTCGTCCGTGTCGCCGCCAGAAATCTGGCCAGCGTTGGCGTCGGCGTCGGTGTAGGTTGCCGCGTTCCAGCGATTGAGGACGAGGCCGAGCTTCTTGAACGTGTCCATGAGGAACGTGATGCTGGCCGTGAAGTTGTCGAGCGTGCCGGCGATTGGACTTTCGGTCGTGCCTGCCTGGCTCGCGCGTGAGCGCTTGCGTGGTGCGATGTTGATCGTAGCCACGGTGTCTTGGCCGAGGTCGTCGATGTCAAAGGTCACGACGGTCCATGTTCCGCCTGCCGTCGCTTTCTTGCGGAAGTAGACGCGGCGGACTTGGGTGATGTTTAAGCCCATTTGTATCTCCTTTTAGTGATTTATATCGAACACGATGTCTGCGCTCACGGTCTTGATGACCTGTCCGTTGGTCGCGTTTAGCCCCACGTTTTGCGGTGTGGTGGCTGGCGTGATGCGGACGTTAGTGAATGCATAACTGCTACCGCTGGCGGTTCCGTTTAGCGTGCAAATGACGCGATTGTTGCGGATCCAGTCGGCGATGGCCTTGAGTGTGGCTTCGGTCTTGGTCTTGTCGTTATAGGCGACGTAGATGTCGATCGTCACGCGCTGGTTGAGGCCTTTGGTGGTGTCTACGTTCGAGCCTCCGCGTGATAGTAGCCACGCGCCCTGCGCTGGTTTGCCGTTCGCTTGGAGCGGTTCCTGTTCCCAGTAGAAGTCCTTGTCGATGGTGAGCCCGGCGGTTCCTGCGTCGGCGATCGCTTTCATGATGGCGTAGGTGATCATCTTGTTATTCCTCCGAAGTATTTCTTCATATAATCGCCGCTCATGATTTGGATGCGGGCGTTTTGCATGTAGTGGACGGTGGCTGGGTTGCGGTTCGGGCCAATTTCGCGCTTTTCTGCGTAGTCTACGAGGCGAGCGAAGCGCCTGCCTGCGCTGGTGCCAGTCGAGATGGTTCCGCCTGCGCGGATGTACATCGTCGTGTCGTCTGCTTCGGTGCGGATGCTGTTGCGAAGTGCGCCTGAAACGACTGGCGCGTTGGCTCTGGCCTGCGCGGCGATGTCGTAGCCCATTCTAAACATGCCGAGTAGGGCGTAGCGCTCCATCCCGGCGAGTTTCTGGTGGTTCCAGCTGAATTTGACGGTGGTCTGTTGGCTCATTCTTCGGCCTCTAGGCTTGCCATCTGGCGAACGGTCAGCTCGATGTGCTCGATTTGGCCGTTGTCTTGGTTCTTGCCCGTGCCTGCGTCGATGATTGCGTAGATTTTGCCGTCTGGGTCGCTGATGGCGTAGCCTGCGACGAGTTTGGCCGTGTCGGTGGTCGGCAGTTGCTCTGGTTTCGTGTAGAGTAGCGTGTCGGCGTCGATTGTGGCCATGTTGGCGGCGGCGGTTTCTGCGCTTGAGATTTCATCGACTACGACGTCGAGGTCGGTCGTGCCTGTGAGGATGTTGCCCCTGATGGTTCCGTAGGCCATCGTGCCGATTTTCCAGCCGGCCTCGATTGCGTTCGGGAATGCCTCGAAGATGGTCATCTGCAGTCTCCGCAGTGGTAGTGCGCCCTGCCCTCGACCTTGATATGGCCGTCGCAGTTGCTGTACCACTCGATCACGTCGGCGAAGCGGTCGTAGATGCTCGCGAAAGCGTCAGCGGTAGCCGTTGTCGTGTACTTGATTGTGAAATTGCGAACGCTTTTGCTCTCGACCTCGGCGTTGCGTCCTTGCCCGGCGATGATTGCGTTGAGAAAGTTCGCGAGAACCTCCTGTAGGTCTGCCGGGATGGCGCCGTCGATAGTCGGGAGCGCGTCGAGGCATAAGAATGACGCGAGCCTGCGCGAGGCATTGTCCACGAGCTTGGTCCATTGGTCTTGCGTGTATTGTGCGGCGCTCTGGCCGGTCCAGAGCTTGTAGTCATCTTGCGTCATGTCTTATGTCCTTTTTGCTTGTTTTATTCGCCAGCTGCGAGGGTGATTGCTACAGCGGACTTCTTCTCGCCAAGGGAGCCCCAGCGTGGAACTTCGTCGAGTAAGATGTCGGTGTTGGTGCTGGTGTCGAAGTCTGGGCGGATGCGGATGTTCTGCTCGCCACCGTGCTTGTAGGCGCGGTCAACGAGTAAGATCGCATCGATGGTCTGGCCGTCCATCCAGGATGGGGTGTAGACGCGTTCGACGCCGAGGATGTCCTCGATGCGTGCGCCTGGCGCGACTAAGTATAGGCCGTTAGCCTTGGCTTGGAGCATGGAGGTGATTGCGGAGCTCTTTGCGATGAGGATCTGGCGACCTTCGGTCTTGATAGCGCCACGGGCGGCGACTACGCCGTCGTAGATGTTAGTATTAGCGCCTGCGCTGATGCTGGTGGCGAAGCCGTTGTTAGCAGTCGCGTCTGCGAGGACGCTGTAGAAGCCACGGGTGCCGTCAAACATGCGGAGGTCTGGCGTGCCAGCGGAGCGGCCGTCGCCAACGATTGCAGCGCGTTCGATTTCGGCGATGATAGCGTCGACTAGTTCGCGGGAGCGGAAGTCGATAAGCCATGGGTTCTCCCAGAGCTCGGTCGCGTCTAGGTCTAGGCGCTTGTATACCATCTTGGCGAATAGATCGCGGACGGTGTCGGTGACGGTCTGGTTGGCCTTGGTGTCGCCTTTCTTATGGCCGGCGGCGCGATCTTCGCTCTCCATGAGGTGGATGCGGAAGCTCTTAGCGTTGATGAACTGGAAGTGGCTGATGATGCCATCGCCTTTCTCGAGTGCATCTACGAAGTATTGGTCAACTGGTGCTGGGTTTGGAAGGCCGGTGACGCCGTCTAGGCTCATGTGCTGGCCTGCCTCTTGGCGCCACATGGCGTCGAAGGCTGCGCCCATCTTGCCGGCTTTCTTGAGGGTGTCCGCGAATGCGCGGTGTCCGGCTTCGCTATGAAGCCAGTCGGTTGTATTGGTCATTTTGATCTCCTGATGTGCGAGTTCTTTGCGGTCTTTGATGACGAGGACGTTGATTGCGCCCTTGCTGTCCGCTGTCGCTTCTTTTTCTTCTTCTTTTGCTTCTGGCTCAGTTGCTTCTGCTACCGGTTCGGCTTCAGCTTCTGCGCTGTCGGCGGTTGGTTCGGTTTCGTCCTCTGGAACGTCGACGGTGAACTTGTCGATGACTTCCGAGATTTCTGCGCCGAGTGCTTTGCGCTCATCTGGTGTGAGCTCGTCGATTTTGCGGGACATTTTATCTCCTTTATCGGTTGTTTTATCGCTGGCTTCGTCGCGCGCCTCTTGCGCCTGTGCTTCGTTGCCCTTGCGATCTATGGTCTTAGCGCGCGGGTCGTTTCCTGTGAGTACCATCGAAATCTCGCGCAGAATTCCGATTGGTTCGTCGATTTCGTAGCCGGTGCCGTAGTAACCGTCCGGGTACCAGTCAGCGCCGATGCTGTAGCTCGCGTCCTCGCTGATTGCGTAGGCGTGGTCGGCGAGTGCGTCGCCGTCGGCGAAGTACATGCGGGCGTGCAGGCCGTCTTTCTCGAGCCAAACCTTGCACGAGCCGAATTGCTTCTCGATGCTTGGCACGAGATATTCGCCCTCGATCTTGCCGTGGTCGGCTTGAGCCTTGACGCTGTAGCGCTCGGTCTGTTTTTCTGGGTCCGTGTTTAGGTCTGCGATTGCGTAGAGTTCGCCGTCGTAGCCCATGACGTATAGGTTCTTGATGTCGCGAATTTCGCCACTCTCCATGATTTCGCCGGAATTGGCGAGGATGTTGCGGTAGCGACGTTCTTTCGCCTTGGCGTCGGTGGTGGTGAGTTTCGCAGTGATATGCGTTGTTCTCATGCCCTTGATGTATCGGCCGAACAGAATGCGTGTCTAGTTATTGGGCATCAAAAAAGAGGCCGTTTTTGGCCTCTCATTCCGCTTGTATGGCGTTTTAGTGATTATTTGCGAACAGGTGCGCCTGCGCCGTCTTTGTAGGTGCCTGCGGCGATTTTGGCGAGGTCGATGAACCAGCCGATCGCGATGAAGTTCACGGTGCAGGCCTTGAGGATGCCTTTGCCGATATTCCCGAGATAGAAATCGTGAATGCCGAACCATCCGAGGCACGCGCAGAGGATGAGCGCGGTCTTTTTGCTTTTGTCGCTTGTTATTGTTGCATATTCTGCCATGACTTAACTCCCTTTTTGCTTATTTTATCTAAAAACCGGCTCTAAGTCGAGCCGGTTCTGCTTTTTGCTAGTTATTCCAACCCCAAACTTTAATCCATGAGCCGGCTGAGAAGGCTCCGCCTGTGATTAGCATGAATGTGTTCGGTGCGGTGGCGGAGTTGTTTCGGCCATTT